GCAGGTACGCATTTACTCAGTATTGTTAACGGAGTTTTCTACGACAATAATGTGTCTAAAGGAACTGTGGATGGTTCAGGCCCGTATAATTTCGTTTACTCAGTAGACCAAACACAAGTATTTTTTAAGAATGACAATCACGGATATGTGTATGTCATAGCATCAGGCACCATTATTGACCTTCAAGGCACCATTACGACGCAAAGTGGTACCACTATATCCGGTAGCCCTGTAGTAACATTATCTGCATCCAATCCAGCAATTCAGGTTGGTCAGGTGGTGTCAGGAATAGGAATACCTATTGGCACTTATGTTTTAACTATATTTGGAACTGCTCTAACTTTAAGTCAAAATGCTACAGCTAGTGGAAGTACTACTCTTACCTTTACTACCTCTTATCCTGGGACTACTGTTTCAGGTGCTGTTTTCGTAGACGGGTACTATGTTGTTGGAACTCCTCAAGGGTTGTTATACAACTCTAACGTAGAAGACCCAACCACATGGCAAGCGATTAACTACATTGGTGTAGTGTCTGCTGCCGACCCATTATTGGCTATTGGTCGTACCGCTAACTATATTGTTACCTTTGGTACATACCACATGGAGTTTTTCTATGATGCAGGAACTTCGCCAGGTAGCCCATTATTACCCTATCAGAACTCTGTAATCCAATTTGGTATTGCATCTGAGTTCTCTTTGGTACAGATGGACAATACCCTAATATGGATGTCTACTGCAAGACAGAAGGGTTATCAGGTAATGGCATTGTCTGGTCAAACTGCACAGGTCATCTCAAACCAATATATTGAAAGAATCATCAACCGTTGTGACCCAACACAGGCTTATGCCTTCAGTATTAAAATTTCAGGTCACTCCCTATATGTATTAACCCTGAGAGACTTAGGGTATACCCTAGTATATGACTTTGCTCAAAATGGTTGGACATATTGGTCATCTGTAGAGAACAATCAGGAAACTTACTTCCTTGGACAGTTCTATGCCAAATATGGCACCTTAGACCTGCTACAACACGCCATTACAGGCACAATCTATAACTTTGACCCTAACACCTACCAAGACTACGGAAACCCTATAAACGTCTTTGCAAGGACTCCTTTGGTCGATGGTGATAATAACCTACGTAAGTTTTGGAGAAGCGTCCAAATCGTCGGAGATAAGGTCGATTCCTATGCTCTAGTCCGGTATACCTCAGACGACTATCAGACATATTCTGCGTGGCAGAACGTTAACCTCAATACCTCTAAATCCGAAGTCCATAGACTAGGACAGGGTCGTAGACGTTCTTTTGACCTTTTACATCAAGATAATTGTGCGTTAAGATTAGAATACTTTGAGGTAGACGTTGAATCGGGGGATACATGATTGAGTACAAAGAAGAGACTTACGACCAAGTTATTGACGAAATTAAGCCATTACTTGAAGACCATTGGGAAGAAATAGCTTTACATAAGGATACTATTAAGCTCAACCCAAATTATGGGCGGTATCAAGAAATGTTCAAAAATGGCAGTATGAAGATTGTAACTGCTAGAGATGATGGAAAATTGGTAGGATATTGCATATTATTGCTATACCACCACATCCATTATAAAGACCAATTTATGGCTATGGATGACATTTTTTTCATCGCCAAAGATTATCGTAAGGGCTTGACAGGTGTAAAATTGTTCATTAAGACCGAAGAGATAATGAAGCAGTACGGAGTTAAAAAGCTGTCCATGAATGTAAAAGTACATCAGGACGTAGGGCCAATATTTGAACGTTTAGGATATAAAGAGACTGAGCGTATGTTTACTAAGATGATAGGATAGATTATGGGCGGAGCAGTCGCTGGAGTAGCAGATATATTTGGAGGTGCAGCAGCAGTAGATGCTGGTGTAGCCGCAGCAGATGTAGCAGCAACCGCAGCAGTTGATGCAGGAGTCGCTACTGCAGCAGACGTTGCAGCAGGTTCCGCTAGTGTTGGTGATGCCTTAGCCGCAGGTGCTACCACTGCAGATTTAGTTTCCGCAGGAGTTCCTGTTGCTGATTTACTTTCAGCAGGTGTATCTGCAGGTGATTTGACGGCAGCAGGAGTAACTGCAGAGCAATTAGCCGCAGCAACCCCCGCTTTAGAAACTGCGGCAGCAGGTGCTGAGTCTGTACCATTCCAACTGGCTGACGGGACTATGGGTTCTATTCAAGGTGGTAATATCCTTGATGCAGCAGGTAATGTGGTTGCTAAAGGTGGAGTAGGAACTACATTAGGCGATTTAGCTGGATATGCTAAGACTGGTGCTCAACTTATTGGTGGTATCGGACAGTTAGGTAGTGCAGCTAAATTATTAGGTGGTGGTGCTACAAAGCCTGGTGTAGCAGACCCATACGCAGCCTATCGTCCACAAGCCGCAGCACAACTACAAAACTTGCTAACAAATCCTAGTACCATTACTACAACTCCAGGATACCAATTTAACCTTCAACAAGGTTTACAAGCTCAACAAGCTCAACAAGCAGCTCAAGGTCGTTTGGTATCTGGTGGTGGATTGTTGCAAGCTCAATCATTTGGTCAGCAATACGCTACAAGTCAGTTAGCACAACAACAAGCATTACTTTCTCAGTTATCTGGTGCTACTCAAGCCCCTGCAGGTGCAGCACAAGCTCAACAAGGTATCAACTTTGGACAAGCAGGTGCTCTTGGATTGGGATTACAAGGATTGGCTAGTGGCACTGCAAACGTAATTAACCCTTTGCAGACTTTATACGCACAATATAATCAATCATCTCCTTCGGTGACTTAATATGGCAAGTCTTTCAGAATTAGCTAGTGTATTGCAAACAAGCCCTGCTCAAGCATTTAGGCAGGAAGATACTGCATACCAACAATATCAGTTACAACAACAAAAATTACAACAAGCTCAACAAAGCATGGCACCAAAAGGGTTGCCTGGAATGACTGGTGTTGGTGTTGGTGGTCAACCTCAAGGATTAGGTGCTATGGCTGGCAATATGCTTGGGCCTCAATACAAGCTGACTACTCCTGATGGCGAGTTGACTAGTGCTGGCTTAGTTAATCAAACATTGATTACTGCTCAAACAGACCAACAAAATGCACAATCAAAAGCACAAGAAGCACAATATTTTAGTGCTATGGGCGATAACAAAGCAGCAGAAGTAGCTGATATGGAAGCACGTCGTTATTTAGACAAAGCACAAAGAACAAGAGAACAAGCTCAGAAACTAAAGACTGATGCTAAAGATGATTTTATGAGTGCTTTGTATCGTGCCAAAAGTCAACAAGATTACGACCAACGATTAAAAGATGCAATAGAGCGTACTGGTGTTGCGAAACCTGAGCAACTACCAGATGTTTGGACTCCCGAATTAAAAGACAAATTTTTAAGCAAAATGTCTCCTACAATGAGACAGAAAACAGAAGCAGAAGACCGTGCAGAAGCAGCGTCTAAGCGTGCAGCACAAGCATTAGCTGACAAAGAACGCAAAAATACCGCAGCAGACCAAAACAACTTACCAAAACAACCCGTTACAAAAGTTGTAGATGGAAAAGTTGTGCCAACGACGTTTGATGATGCACTTGCTAATCCAAAATATGGTGTAGCAACAGGAAAAGTTTCAACGGATGACAAAAAGGTGGCACGTAGGGTTAACACTGATTCACAATTAATTCTTTCTAGTTTGGATGATGTGTCTACACTTAATGAAAACGGCTCAAAGAGTGTTACAGGAACAACATTTTCAAATCTTCCAGACAAAGGATTATTGACCGCTCCTGCCAAAGCATTGTCAAATAATATGTCTGATACCGATGCACAAATGTATGATTCAATTCTTGGGCCAGCTACTCGTGAAATGGTGCAGTTCTTAATGCCAGATTATCGACCAACTGATGCTGCATTTCAAAAGACAGAAGCAATCTACAAAGGTAGGTCTGGAGAGCCACATATTGTTCAAATTCAAAAATTGGCTAAATTGCGTCAAGACTACGAAAATGCTGGAAAATCTTATTTAGATGCTGGAATTATGAATGCAGAGCAAGCCAAAGAATTCAAGGCTAATGTGTTAAAGTCTCGCCAAATGATTCCTTATTCTGTTAAAGATGTGGTTGAATTTAAAAAGCAAATGGACTCTAATCCTGATTTGACTATAGAAGATTTCTTAAAATCAAGATATAGCGGAAAACCTACTGCATCTACCGAATCAAAAGCTGAAAAGACTAATGAAGGTGTGCCATCATTACCACAGGGAGTTCCTTCAAGTGCTCAATACAGCCCATCACAAAAAAAGTGGTGGTGGCAAGAAAACGGACAATGGAAATCACAATAAATGGCAAACCCCCCATCCGATTTGTTTTCTCCACCTTCTGATTTAATTAGTGCTGGAAGTCCTCCCAAAGATTTAGTATCTCCTCCAAGTGATTTGGTTGGCGGTCAAGAGCCCACCAAAAAATATGCCGATGTTATTGGTTTGACCAAACCAGTTGAAACAGAAGGTGGTGCAGCATTAATGGCACCCACTTCTAAACGTAAAGATGTACCTTTGGCTCAGCAACCATTTGGTTGGGATAAGTCTAAAATGGGTTCAGTTCCTTTAAAAGAGTATGGTTCTAACATTTCTAGAGGTGCGGCTACCGGTGGAGCAATAGGCGGTGTTATTGGTGGTTTTACTGGCCCAGGTGCTTTAGCTACCGCCACAGGTGGGGCAATAATGGGTGCTGCATCTGGTTTGGCTGAATCTGTTGCTAAAGACCTTGGGTATGGTACTGGGACACAAACTCTTGCTGGATTGGCTACTGGTATGCCAGCACCAGTTAAAAATACTGTAGATTTTTTAGTTAAATCTAAATTGGCAAGTTCAGTATTTAACAAAGCCGAAGATATTGCATTAAGTTTAATTCCAAAATATGGCACTGTTCGTAAAATAGCATCTGTTTTTCCCAAGAGCGAACCAACCATTTCAGGGCGTGAAGCACAAAATGCACTTGGAGTAGAAGCTAAAACTATTGGAGTTGGTGGTAATGATTTTCGTCAAGCTGCCAAAGCCGAAATTGAAGCAGAACATGGACCTGGCACTACTGGCAACGGAATGTATGAAAAAGCAAAAGAAGCCTATGATTCGACCGGTGCTAAGTTTTTAGAATCGGAACAGTACAAAAACTTAATCAACAAATTACCTGAAGGCACTAAAGCCGCACAAGAGGCTAGGCTTAAATCATTTTTTACAAATGAACAGGGTATGCCAGAAACTGGTGATGTCATTATTAATAAATTAAAAAGTCCTCAATTTAATGCTCTTAGCAAAAAAGAAAAGGATGCTGTACGTAATACATTCAATGATTATCTTGAAAAAACTACTGGTACTAGAGCAGAAGAAAATGCTCGCAAAGTATTTGAAAAGGAACGTGTTGCTCAAGCAAAGGATGAATTGCCATTTTATTTTGAAAAGGGCAATGCTACTGACATTAATAAACAAATATTTAACTATGCAAAAGATGCTGACGGTGCAAAAATGTTTAAGCAGGAGTTTGCAAGTTACTTATCTGGTAGAAAAGTGTCTGAAGCTAAAAAACTATGGGGTGATATTGCCGATAGTGTTCGTGCAGCACTTATTAAAGACCCAGTAGAATTTCAAAAAATTAGTGACATTATAAATAATGCACAAACTCAAAAAGATTTATCCCGTGCTAAAACTTTAATTATTAAATCAACTTATGGTGCTTATGAAGCACAAAGAAAGAAAAAATAATGCCACTCAAAAAAGGTAGTTCACAAAAGACCGTTGGTTCTAATATTAAGAAGCTCAAGAGCGAGGGATACCCACAAAAACAATCTGTTGCTATTGCTCTTTCTAAGGCTGGTAAATCTAAAAAACAATTGCCTAAAAAGAAGATGAGCTAATGTTTATTCTTTTAATTGACCCTGCTGGTGCTTTAGTTGACTTTGGTGTTCGCTGTATGGCGGAAGGACACACCGTTAAGCAATATATTCGCCCACATGGTCAAGAGCGTTCTAAGATTGGTAAGGGCATTATTGACCAAGTCTTGAATTGGGAACTATACATTAAACAAGCAGACTTAATTGTTTTGTCAGACAACGCATTTGAGATGCGTAAATTGGAGAAATACCACGAAGAGGGTTATCCA